TTTTTCTTCTTTCCAAGCTTGGTTAATTGCTTGACTACCTTTTCACCTTTCGGGAGCTTTAATTTTGCTTCAATTACTTCATTAAATGATTCCTTAAACGTTAGCATCTGCTTCTTGTTCCCCTGTTGTCTCGACTTCCGTCTCCACAGTAGGTTCTTCAACTGTAGGAGCGTCATCAGATGCTCCATACAATTTAGAAGCAACTTCTTGTTTTTGATTATCCAATGCGCTCATGATTTTATCATGCATAATACTATTAAATGTATTATTGCTCTTTTGCGCATCGCCCTTCTTTATATTATCAATTAATTCTTTTGTGCTCATAATCTCTCTGTATAGTATTTATAAAAATGTTTATTTCCAGTAAACTTTATGTATACTTTATGTATTATATCGTACCACGTGCCAAATCAGGGTTAAAGTCAGTATCTGTGACAGGATCATCGACGTTTTGCTTAGCAATATCTTTAATCTCATCATCAGTCAACTTAAGAATATTACGACGTACCCATTCTTTAGACCAGAATGTGCCAATATATTCGTCCATCATCTGAACCGTTTCTATACGTTCCTTAAGGATTTCTGCATCTTTAAGTTCAGCATAGTAGTTATCTCTGGAATATTCTACAACAATATCTTCTCGGATGTTTATCCAGTCACTTGGTAGAATAATCTTTTTAAGGATTAACTGCCTCTTCAGTGCTTCATAAAATAGTGCTGAGAATTTAGTACGGCAACGATCAATAAACTTTTGGAATTTAAGTTCGTCCCGTGTAATTTCGGATGAACGACCAACAGAGAATGCATCTGCTTCTGTTAGTCTGCTCATAGGGACATTCAATGCCCTATATAATTTGTTTTGGAAATACTGAATATCTTCAATCTCACCTAGGTTTTGTCCACCCGGTAGAGTATCGATTTCAGTACCACGGCCACCCTCTCTACGTGGTAACCAAAAGTCTTCCATAATATTACGATGAATCTTCTCATCTTTTAGATTACCGGTTGTAGGGTCATATACGACCTTATTACGATATCTGTTCATCGTATTATTTAAATATTCTTCAGCTTTCTGCTTAGGTAAGTTACCAACATCGATATAGAATATACGACGTTCAGGAGCTCTTGCTATACGATAGATGACAAGTGAGTCTTCCATCATACTTAATTGGTTAATAGGTTTAAGGGCTTTATTTAAGTAGCCAATAACCTTATTGCGTTCTTCGTTTAATAGACCTGAGTTAACTTGTATAATAGCGTCAGTATTAATACGTAATCCTTCACCGCTTTGTGTCATTTGCTCATCTTGATAGAGATAGTATTCTCCTATCTCTTTAACAAGCTCAGCACCAGTCTTAGGGTCTTTAATTTTCTCAGTCTCTTTAACCTTACGAATCTTTGTAGGGTCAATTTGTCTTAGTTCTATTATACCAGCATCTGCTTTGTTTTCATTAATAATAACATGATAAAATAAACGTCCATCTACATACCAACGTCTAAATATATCGTATGCCATTTTTGAAAAGTTAGTTAGATTAAGAATCCTATCGAATTCTTCCATAATTAAATCTTTAACATTCTCTGCTTGGTCTAAATTATCTAAATTTAATTTAGCTATAACACCACTCTCTTCTGTGATTGCTTCATTACATATATCTTCAATAGCCATATCTACTTCTGGATATGAAGCCACAGAACGGTATTTCATAATTATATCTTTGTCATTCTTATACGCATCACCGTGTATATCCATATACTGACCAAAATATCCGCCTGTTGGGGATATCTCGTACGCGCCATCCTCATTATCTGGTGCGAATGATATCGGTTTTTTATTTGTTTCTATCGCTTTTCTTTTAAATTGAAAACCGAAGAATGATCTGTTATTATCTTGTTCTGCCATTTAATATCCTAAAACACTCTTTTCTAAATATATTTATAACACTTAGAAAAGAGTGCCCTAAGGCACTCCTTAATGTTATTATCGATGATTTACGTTGTCTTATTAGACTCCCAATACTGAACTTGCATTTCAACTTCAAATTCTTCAATCGTGTCACCCGTCTCATAACTTAGTTCAATAGCTCCTAAGTTAGTTGGGAAAACACCACGAATATCATAATATTTTTTCACGCTACCATCTTTGTCCAATTGCTCAACGACCATATCAGCCATGTAAGAACTTGGTTGTGTTAAACCAGTATTCTCTTCATGTTGATTGATGCCATTCATCCATTGTTCAAAAGAGTCACGCACGTTGAAGTCAGTATCGTTAATCACAGTTACCGACCATGGGTCAAACGTTCTATCACCCGCAACTTTTAATTGACGACCTCTGAAGGGAACTTCAATAGGTGCAATTACACTTGCTGGTAATGAACTTGCTTTACACATGTATGATGCCAATTCTGTATTTGCAGTAACATAACTTGGAAAGTTCATTGTTACTTTAAATAAATTAGGTCTAGCACCACCGCCAACTAACTTGGCCTTCATATCATCTACGCCTAATATTGCCATCTTTAATTACCTCCCGCGATTTCAGTAAACTCTACACCAGTCCTAGTGGCAATAAAGTTTAATGTTATAAAGTTAATCGAACGTGCAGGTTTGACATAAATGTCTGCAACAAACTTATTAGTATCAATAATAGCACCAGTGTTATTTGTACCATCACATATTACCTTAAAGTCTGTAATACCTCTACGACCTTTAACATCTCTTAAGAAAGGCTCAACCATATTTCTAAATTGTGCCCTCGTAAACTCATCATTAAATTCGAATAATGACGCTTTCGATGCTGTAGATATTGCTTTCTCAAGAACAATGAATAGTCTCCTAACATTGATTCTATCGAATGCACTTGGCTTAGCTTGTAACGTTTTATCACCAAATAGAACAGTTCCTGAACCAGGGAAAGTCACTATAGGGTTTACACCCGTTTTATATAGTGCATCTCTTTGAGCCTGATTAGGGTTCCATGCTAGTTTAGTAACGTTACGAACATTACCACGAGAAAATCCAGCCGGTGAGAACCAAGCATCTGCGACTAAGTCAGCGTTAGCTGTTAGTCCTGCTGTGGAACCTGCCGCACAAATCCAACGATATACATCATTGTATTTGTCATACACATATAGAGAAGTTGAATCCGCAAAGCCATAAGACGTTGAGGTTGTCGCTGTTCTCCATGTAGCTACGTCCGTAGCCGGTGCTGCTGCATTTGCTGTAGCCGCTCTCTCTGGTGAGACAAAGCCTACCGCATCTTTTCTTGCTGCACATTGTGCAGTTATATAATTACTTAACGTAATATTATCAGCTGCACTCAATGAAGAGTTTGCTTGAAATATTAAGTTAGCATCAACTGTTTCTGCATCGGAAAAATAATCATAAGCAGTAGTCGTTTCACCTACTGTTAATGAATTATCATCAATACCACCAGTTAAGGCAACAAAGAAGTTAGCTACTGTTGTAAATGCTTCACTTGTAGCTGAATCTCCAGCATCTGTTAATGCTGCTGGGTGATTTCCGATAAAGACCCATTTAGAATTCGCATTGATATAATCTTTATAGTATATAGATGTACCATCCGAACCTTTTACATCACTTCCTTGACTTAGATAAGTAAAATATTCAAGAACAGTACCAACCGTTCCTGTAATTGTACCGAATACGTCATAGACAAATAAGTGAATTTCATCATTTGAACCGCCTACCGCAGCTGCTCCGGCTGATGTGCCAGGTGCACTTTCAACGAGGCCTGTTTGCCACGCTGTCATAGTTTGAGTAGCTAATGCAACTGATACTCCAACTGAATTACCTGTAACTCCAGGATGTCGGGCTTGCGTCCAATCTCCTGCCGCAGGTGTTTGTGTGCTAAAAACATCTGCATTTTGTGTTAATATACCAGTACCTGACGCCGTAGCGTTACGTGCTGATGTGCCTGTTGCTCTAACAACCTTTAAGTTATTGCCATAGCTTAGGAATTGTGCCGCCGTTAAAACACTTTCGAATGTGTCTGCATTTGGCTTTCCAAACGTTTCAACTAATTCTGACTCGCTAGTAACGGTAGTTATCTCATCTGCAGGTCCCCAGCTGAATGCTCCAGCCATGGCTCCTATAGTTGATGATACAGCGGGTACAACATTAGTCAAATCGATTTCTTTTACCTGTACTCCAGGTGAAATTAGATTTGCCATTAAGGCCTCCTTGTCATGCTAATTATAAGATTTATACATAATACGAATTTTCTCAATATACTTATTTATACTTATTTAAATCTATAGGTTTCCCAGCCCGGTCCAAACGGATGAACGTTCTGTTGATTCTCTGGCATATTACCAACAGGTATAACTTCATCTTCTAATTGTTTAACTTTTTCTTTATATAACATCTGTTTCATGTTAACATCTGTTGATTCTGCAAAGAATACTGTAGATGTAAACCATCCAAACAGCACTAAATTCATCATTAAATCGTCATATGAGTTATGGTCTGCTTGATATGATGAACCTTTTGCTACAAATGTTGACATTTCTCTTATAGTTTCTTCATCTTTTATCACTAATTTTCTTTGTGCCATGATATCTCTTATGTTTGAACAGCCTATACGTTTAGTTTTAGCTGTCATTGTTACACCAATTGCATTAGCTTTAATCATAGACTCTACAAATACATTCTCATATTCTAGTTCATAATATAAACCATTACATACCACTTGTCCTGCATCATTTGATTCTACTACAACATAACATTCATTATAATGTGTAGCATATTTGTATATCATATCAGGGAATAATAGTGGACTTATCATATTATCTCTATATGTACATACTTGTACAAATGGATCTTGGCTAACATCTATAACTGTAAATGTAGAATAGTCTTGACCTCTTCCTCTAGATACATCCACAAACATCTGATAGGTATGGCCTTCAACTGGCTGGTCGAAGATCTTTACATTATTCATATACTCTGTAGGATTTGTAGCTCTTAATGCTAATAATATATCAGCAGTTATTAATGTATTACCTGTACCATGGAATGAGTTACCAAATTCTTGGTCAAACTGAAGTTCGGATGTATTCTCAATAGTCATCTTCTTCCATGCATCATCTCTTCCTGGTACATCCCACCAATCTACTCTATATGGTGTAAATTCATTTGTACCTTGTATCGCACCTTCATATAATTTATGGAATATATTACCAATACCATTTGCGGTAGATGTAATAATAATCTTAGATGTTTTACCAGATGATATTACTGGATATGTTGAAGTATAAAATTGTGTAGCATTCTCTACGAATGCAAACTCATCAAGATATACTAGGTTAAGTGACATACCACGAACTGAGCTTGATGATGTAGCTGCCGCTATAATTCTTGAGTTGTTAGAAAATTCAATAGACTTTTTATTAAGAGCTCTACATCCTGGTTGAAGAAAGAATGGTAGATGTTCTAACATAAGTGTAACACGTGCAAGCATTTCCCTTGCAATAGCTTCTTTGTTAGCTAGAATACCTACAACTTGTTCACCTTTAAAAATCGTATACCATAATAGAAAGGCCACAGCAGCAATTGATTTACCACTTTGACGACATGCAAGAACAATATTAAATCTATTCTTGTTGAATGATTTAAACATATCTTCTTGATATGGATATAATTCAAATGGTATTAATCCTTTATCAAGATGTATTATTTTACAATACTCTTTTGCGAAATAATGAGGGTTTCTAAGACATTTATTATATTCGAGTAATTCATTTTTAGTCCATTCATGTTCTACATCGGCTCCCCTAACATTTGGGTTGCCAAGGTACATACTCTCCCACTGTCTACCCATCTTTAAATAAGTCCGGTTCTTGTTCGATTACTATTTCATCACGTAGCATTTTTTGTAGTTCGGCAGTAGAACCAATAAATACATTATTGTTTGTTGGGTCTTTGATAAGAGCTGGTAGGTCTTCTTTATCAACTTCCTTTTTAGTCTTATGAAGTTTAAGAATCTTTTCACATATCTCAGCATTTTGTTTAATTAACATCCCAAGAACTTCAAAAGCTCTAGGATGTTCTGACTCGCGAGCAAGTTCAAGCATAAGTGATATCGCTTCATCTCCTTGCTCTGCTAAATCAAAAAATTGTTTTCTTACGTTTTCGTAATCCTGATCAGTCTTCTGTAGGGTGCTCATAATATGTGTTCCATAAATCTAATACTCCTGCTGCAGTTCTACTCTCTTCTTTATTACCACCAGTGTAGGGTATAGCAAGTTGTTCATCAATTAAAACTTGATTGGCATCAACGATACCATCTTGTGTTGAGATTGAAAGAGTTCCTAATATTCGTCCAAACTTTCCTTTCTTTTGTTTCTTAGTAACTAATGTAAATTCTCCATTAGCTTCTGCTAGTAATTGTGATAATCTAGCACTAGCAGCCTTACCCCATGATTTCTCAGCTAGGTTTCTTGTTCTACTCTCAGGAGTATCTATACCCATTAAACGAATCCTTTCCTTAATGAATATTTTAAATCCTAAGTCTATCTCTGCATCAACGGTATCACCATCAACGACTCTTAATAATGTTGCTTTATAATTATACATAGTTATACGTCCGTGTCAAAAAAGTTAATAGTTTCAGTATATGGTTCTTTGAAACCGCCTGCGCCATCAGATGTTGTAGTACCATCTATTGCCTGTCTCTCAAATTTATGAGTTGTTGGGTCAACATTTTCTGAATAGTCCACTTCGGTTTCAAGAATTTGTTTACTCTTACCAATACCTCTATAATATCTAATACGAGTTGAAAAATCTAATGTATATATAATAGCTCTTCTTGTAACTAAATCACCCTCATAATCATCATTTAATGTGACACTATCCAAAACAATTGGCGTGTCTGTTGTGATATCCATTGTAGGAATATCTTTTATTGTTACTGTATATTCTGGCTGGAACATTGGAAGTATCTGCTCTAATAATTGCAGAGCTTCATCTTGAGTAGAAGCAAGAATATTTAATTCAAATCCAACCTTATATACGGCTGGAGCACCTAATTTATTTAATTGAAGTGTATCACCTGTTACAACTTTTTTATAACTCTTATGTTTAGATACACGTGCATTTGCATCATACTCCATTGAAGTAATTTCAAATGATATTCTTGGCAATGTCATTGCTAATTTAGGGTCTTGTGTTTGTTCTGCCATTCTCGCCAATACTTTTTGACGTGGTGCATAAGCTAAAGGAACTTTAATTTTTTGTAGTACTTTACCACCAGAATCTGTTTTATGAACCTCTAAGTCATTAAACATAGAGCCAAATACAGATACCATCCTACGTGTTGACTGATTGTACCAATGATTTTCAAACATTAAGGATCTCCAAATGGATTGGTTTCAGTGAAGTCTATAACATCATCACCATAAAATTCAAACTCATCATTATCAGCATATGG